AGGATATTCTTCTATTAACTCAAATAGAATTTCTATTGCAGTTGATTGTACTTGTGATGGGGATGTACAACCAATTCAGTTCTCCGCAAAATACCTTAAAGCAATCTTAGTTGCTAATAAAGGTTCGAATACTTCATCTTTGAAGATTTCTTCAGATGGATTGGCACACCTTTCATTTACAGAAGGTGATTACACATCGAATTACTATTTAGTGGAGATAAAATAATATGAGTTTTTGGGATACAGAACCAGCAAAACCAGAGTTTGTTTTCGAAGATGAAAAACGAAAGCTAAAAGAAAACATGGAGTACCTTATGGGTATGAGTGTTGAAGAACAAACTCTTTACAAAAAGTGGGTAGAACTTCAAGAGGAATCTATGCTTCGTGATAAAGCACTTATTGGTACTTATTACGATTTACAATGGAAACCTACTGATATCAACAATAAGGAACTTACAATCAAAGAGATTGAAGAGTTAGACCCTTATGTTGAAATCGTTGAAGATGCAAAAGAATCTACCAAGTGGACACACCTTAGAAGAATGATACATACTATGAGTTGGACAGCAAATCCAGGTCGTAATGTTAAAATCTTCGTAAAGGATAAAAAGAGTGGTAAATTGCTAGGTCAAATATCCCTTGCTTCTGATGTTACTTCAATGGGTGTTAGAGATAACTACATTGGGTGGAACAAGGAAAACAAATTCCAACAAGGAAAACTCAATCATACAACCATCGCTTCTACCATAGTTTGTACCCAGCCACTTGGGTATAACTTTCTTGGTGGTAAGTTGATTGCTATGATGACAACTGCACCTGAGGTAAGAACATATTGGAAAGAAAAGTATGGACAAACTCTTATAGCAGTTGGTACAACTTCACTTTATGGAATCCATTCTCAGTACAATGGTATCCCTCATTTTAAAACTTTGGGTGAATCTGCTGGTAAGATTGCAATCAAACCTGATGATGAATTCTATGACCCTTGGCATCAATGGTTAAAAGAAAACAGAGCAGATTGGTATCAATCAGCAATTACAAATGAGAGAATTCGTAATGGACAAAACATGGGAACTGGTGAAGGTGCTAGTGGACCTGTGAGTGGAATTAAACAAAAAATATTAGGTCAGATATTTAAAGAGTGTGGTATGAAGTTATCTGATTATCACCATGGATTCAAACGAGGTGTGTACCTCGCTATGATGTACGAAAATGGACCAGAGTTTCTTCGTTCAGAAATCGAAGAAGATAAGTTGGTTATAAAACAAAAATTTGCTGAAGGTGTTCCCAATATTACTAATTGGTGGAAAAGACAAGCTATCAAAAGGTATTCAAAACTTCACGAGCAAGGTAGATTAAAACCAGAACATTTATTTTATATAGATGCAATTGGTATGAGTTGGGAAGATTGTAAGAAAAATTACTTAAAAGAAGTAGGTAGATAAAAATAAAATTATGAATTTAACAGAAATAGCAAGAAAGTTTAGAGTATCAGATAATTACTTAAACTCAAAAGAAGATGGTTTAACCATCGTAGCAGCATCATTAAAAGATATTATTGCTGAAATGAATAGTGGTAATATTGATGTAAATAGAAAAGAATCTATTATTGAAAAATTAGAAAGATTAGCAGAATTTTCTAAAGAAGTAAAAAACTCCTCATTTTAATCATGTCATTTTTTCAAGATAATACACAAGAAAAAGTAGATAACTCACTTTGGGTAGAAGCATATCGCCCAACTACTTTGGAAAACTATGTGGGTAACGAACATCTTAAAGAAAAGGTAAGTGGTTATTTAGAAACAGGTGATATTCCTCATCTACTTCTTTATGGTAGAGCTGGTACTGGTAAAACTACACTTGCTAAACTAATTGTAAAATCATTGGATTGTGATTATATGGTAATCAACGCATCTGATGAAAACAATGTGGAAACTGTAAGGAATAAGGTAAAGAACTTTGCATCTTCAATGGGATTCAAAAAGTATAAGATTATTATCTTAGATGAGTTTGATTATATGTCTCAGAATGCACAGGCAATCCTTCGTAATTTGATGGAAACATTTTCACAACATTGTAGATTCATTCTAACTTGTAACTATGTTGAGAAAGTTATTGAACCAATTCAATCTCGTTGTCAAACTTTCCAAATTGTACCTCCAACTAAAAAAGATGTAGCAGTTCAGATTTCTAAAATTTTAGAAAGTGAAAACGTAAAGTTTGAACCAAAGGATTTGGTTCCAATCATTGATAGTGGTTATCCTGATATTAGAAAGATTATCAATACTTGTCAATTAAACTCAATTAAAGGTATGTTGAAGGTAGATACTCAAAACCTTTTAGAGAACGATTACAAAATGAAGGTATTGGATATTCTTAAATCATCAGATGATAAGAGAAACAGATACATGAAAATGAGACAAACTATTATTGATAGTAAAGTAACTGATTTTACTGAATTGTTTACCTTATTATATGATAAAGTTGATGAATATGCACCAAAAAATACTGCAAATATAATCATTGCCTTATCTCAAGGACAACAACAACATTTTCAATCCATTGATAAAGAAATACCAATGGCAGCAACACTTATAGAAATATTGAATTTAATTGATGGCTAAAACACTTTTTGACCATATAAAAGCAATTACTCAGTTTCAAGACCCTAAATATTGGGATACCTTAGAAGAATCTGACCGTAAAACTTGGAGTAATTATATGGTTCTTCGTTTTTTATCTATGAACTATGATTGGGTTCCATTAGTAGCTCAGTTACAACCATATTTACAAGAAGTTCCTCCGAAAGCAATGTATCTTGCTTTAATTGATTTACTTCCCAAAAGTAGAACTTTTTTAAAGTATATGAAGGCAAGTAGTTCTGATAAGTACGAAGATTGGTTTGTTGAATTAGTGGCAAAACATTATGAAGTATCTAAATTAGAAGCTGAAGATTATATAAAGATTTTTTATTCAACAAGAAGTGGTAGAGAACGAATGAAAGAAATCGCAGAAGATTATGGTACTGAAAAAAAATTAATTACAAAATTAAAGCTTAAAATATGACATTTCAAGAAATAAGTAAGTTAATGGAAATCCAATATCTCAAAGGTAGATTGGATGAGTTATATAAAGGGTATGTCCCCAATTATTCAAGTACAGATAATAGAATAGTAGATTCTCGTATTTCAAAGTATGAAGAAAAACTTAAAAATATAGATGAGATTGCGTTTTATCTTTACTATGTAGAAAGAGAAAATCAAAGATTCTCAAAATCAAAAGGAAAAGCAAAAATGGCATCATTACTATCAACTATAAAAGATAGATTAGTTGAATTAAATGATAATACCTTAATCAAAGAAATCGAAGAACAAATTAATTCCTACAAATAATTTGTATTATTAAAATAATTTTCGTATCTTTGTATCAGTTTTATAAAAAGAGTCAATGGCAGAACAGATAGATACTTTATCGAAATACGGGCAATCATTTCAATCGAAGGTTGTATCTGCACTAATTACTGATAACAAGTTTCTTGATTCAATAGCAGAAATCACTACTACAAAGTTCTTTGAGAACGATGCTAACAAGTGGATTATTGGTGAGATACTTGAATATCATAACGAGTTTAGAAAACCTCCTACACTTGATGTATTTAAATCTCAGTTGTCTAAAGTAGATAATGAGATTTTAAAGAAAACTGTGGTAGACCAACTAAAACACGTCTACACACAAGTTGGTAATGTAGATTTAGATTACATAAAAAAAGAATATAGAGATTTCTGTATTAATCAAAATCTTAAAGGAGTAATCCTACGTTCAGTTGATTTACTACAAGCTGGTTCTTATGATAGAATCAAAGATTTAGTAGATGCTGCAATGAAAGTTGGTAACGAAACCAACATGGGTATGGATTACATCGAAGATTATGATGAAAGGATGCAGGATTTAAAGAGAAGTACTGTTCCAACTAAATGGGAACCAATCAACGATTTAATGGATGGTGGATTAGGACCTGGTGAATTGGGAGTAGTAGTTGCACCTTCGGGTGTTGGAAAGACATGGATTCTCACCGCAATAGGTGCAGAAGCTGTTCGGAAAGGTTTGAGTGTGGTACATTACACAATGGAATTATCAGAACACTACGTTGGTGCTCGATATGATACTGTGTTTACAGGTATTCCCTCGGCCGATTTGAAGGATAAAAAAGAAGAGGTCAAAAGTAGAATCAAGAATCTTCGTGGGAGATTATTAATTAAGTATTTCCCACCTAAAGGTGTTACAGTAAAGAAGTTACAGCAACATATCGAGAAGATGGTTACGTTAGATAACAAGCCCGATGTTATCATAGTTGATTATGCAGACCTCCTACTCTCACGTTCTACTAAGAATGACTCTACTTATCAAGAACAAGGGGGAGTGTATATTGACCTTCGAGGAATGAGTGGTGAATTGGAAATACCCATTTGGACTGCTTCTCAAACCAACCGTTCAGCTATCGATTCAGAAGTTATTGAAGCAGATAAGATTGCAGATTCTTATGCAAAAGTAATGAATGCTGATTTCATTATGAGTTGGAGTAGAAAGAGTAAAGATAAACTCAACAATACTGCAAGATGTCATGTTATGAAAAACAGATTTGGACAAGATGGAATTACGTTTCCTTGTAAAATGGATACCAACACAGGTTATATCGAAGTTTACGATGGAACATCACCAGATGGAGTAATTGCACAGAAAGAGGCAGCAAGTGGACAGTTAGAAACAAAGAAACTTCTACATAAGAAATATGTGGAAAATATGGGGTAAGGGTATCAAAAAATTATCACACACTGTGGTAAAAATGAAGGTTAATATAACAAAATAAGAAACTTAAAAAATATTATCAAAAATCCATTTCGTTTTTGGATAT